CAAATTCTAAATAAATTAATTCCCTACTTTCATTAGCAAAGGCATATCCATCTACAAAATCTTTATTTACAATGGTTTTAAACTCAGTAGCACTACCCCTAAGTTGTACTCTTTGATCTACATTATCACCATTATATTTAGAATTGGTTTTAGTAGATATAGTTGAAACTGCATTTTGTACTTTAGCTTCACTATAATTACTAAGATCCCCTATGAATTTTTTATAATCCTTTAAAACGCTATTTATATCGCTCATTACTTTCTCTTATAAGCTATAATCTTAACGTATCTTTTATCGTTATCTACATTTATAATAGAATGGATAATGTAAGAATTGCCTCTAAAATCTATTTTATATGTTTTTGTTATATCTGCAACAGCAGTTCTATATCTTAATATAAAAGCAAATTTGTTATTTATAACTCTCTCACCGCCCTCTATGAATAAATCTCCATCATAAGGTTCTACCTTTGCGTATGTAGATAGATATGTTGCATATCCAGGCTTAGTACCACCAGCGGTATCAGCAGTAGGAACAACATACTTTAAGTCTATATACTCATTAAAATCTGAAGTTTTATACTTTTTCTCCATTAGAACATTAATACTCTTCTATGTAATTTACATAAACCTCTTGCACTATTTGAAAGCTCTTGTGTTTTGTCATCAGAAGTACCTTCTCTATATTCAAAGTCCATTGCCACTTGCTTCATAATTGCTATTCTAAGGTCAGCAGGTAGTGTAGAATCAGTCCATCCAGCAACATACTCAATCTCTATTGGAGTTCCTGTGTTATAAAACTTAATGGTCTTAAACAAGTTGCCAGTAACAATATAGTGAGTTCCTTCAGTCAAAGTAGTTTTAGCACCTGCTTCATCAATAGATTTAACATGAGTAATACTCTGAATAGGTCCATAGGGAATTTCAACCGAAGTCGATGTGTTTCCAAATGTTGCAATAAGTGTTTTTGTTACAAATGTACAACCACTATATTTCTCTAATCTAACCCTTGCAGAAGTATTCATTACAGACAATAACGTATCCCATAAATCAAAATCTATATTTAGATAGTTTTTTAGGGTAATAACTGTTACTGGTTCGGTAACGGTATCAGTTTTAATTTTTACGTCTAAGCCTATTGTCATTATTTCTTGCTTTTAGATACTTTTAATTCTTTTGTTTTAATTTCTAATTTTTCCTCTTTCTCTTCGATTTTTACGTCATCAGATACTTTAAGAATCTTAACAAGTCTTTTAGATACAAGAACTGTTGCTCTCTCATCAGATACTTCAAACTTTTCTCCAACAAGAACAGCTCTGTCTAACTCTAAATCTCTATAATTGAATATTACTTCTATCTTTGTCATAATTTTTATTTTTTGAAAGTAGGGGGGAAGACGATTCCCCCAGTATAAATACTTTCCAAACTACTTTAATAATTAGGCAACGTTACCTAAATCAGCAAATACGAATGCGTCAAGACGATCGATAGCCAATACTTCACGAGCCTCAATACGGCAAGTAACCAAGTTTTTCTGAACGTTATCAGAATCTTGTTCGAAGAATTCAACTTTTAAGTCGTCAACAACAACACGCTTAGCCATATTCCAATCACCTACTAATACTTTATCATCAGCGATGAAAGAAGATTTGTAAACTGGGATACCAGCGATATTAATGTTTCCGTTACCATCGATAGTAACACCACCTGGCAATGAATAATCAGCAGGCTTAGTGGTTACCAAACGAGCCCATTGCTTAGGGTTAACTACGATACCATTAACTTGGAAATCAGCAGATTCTAAGTTAGCAACGTAATCAATGATTTGCTCAACGTCAACAGTTGCAGAAGTGGTAGTAGAACCAGTTGCAGCACCTGATAAGTCAGTGTAGAATTTAGAATCCTCAGCCTTGTAGAAATCACGCAATAACATTTGCGGAAGTGCAGTTTGCAAGAAAGGTAAATCTTGTAACATTGACTTGTCGATACGAGCGAAACCAGCGATATAACGAGCGGTATAAGTAACAGCAGTTAAATCGTAGTCGATTTGTGTTTTAGCATCACCTGGAGTAGATTGAACTGAGATAGAACCTTCAGTACCAGTTTCACGATACAAGGTATAAATACCAGTAGCAGAAGAAACGGCAGGGATTAAATCACGGAAGTTCAATAAACGGTTAGGCACCATAGCAACACCTGGTTGGTAAGTTCTTTGTGCATCGCCAGTTAAGTTAGCAGATACAGTCATATTACCAACTGCTTTAAGAGTCATAGCAACTTTGTTACCCAAAGATACTTCTCTGATTGACTCAAAGTTTTTAGCGATCAATTCGCCAAAAGAGTTTAAGAATGATTTTTGTTCCATTTTGTTTTCTGTAGATTTTTGTAATTTGATTTCGATTTCATCTAAACGATTCTCAATCGCACTAGACTTCTCGGTTAATTGCTCGGCCACCTCATTTTTAAGGTTTTCGTTAATTAACGATTTTAATTGTTCAACTTTTTCCATTTTGATAACTTTCTATTAGTCCATTTAATAATAACTCATATTCATCCTCCTCTAAGTCTTCACCATCGGCAGGAGTTTCCATAGCAGGATATGCAGCATCTTCTTCTTCTGCCATTGGCTCTTCAGCCATAGGTTCTTCAGCAGGTGCTTCTTCTGTTGCTACTTCTTCTTCCATCGGGGCTACTTCCTCTTCGGTAGGTTCAACTTCTTCTTCAGCCATATACTCATCTTCCATCGGGTATTCACCATGCTCAGTATCTTCAATGTTGATAGTAACTGTAATACAGCTCTTATCCTCAGATGGCTCAGGGGTGTCTACTGATAGTTCTTTGAGAGCTTGTAGCTCTTTCTGAAGTTGTAAAAATTGGAGTTCTAATTTTGCAAAGGTTTCGTCGGTATACTTACCGCCTTTGATAGCTCTCATGATATTTTCCATCATAAAGCTAATGTTTTCGTAAGATTTCATGCCTGTTATTGGGGTCATTTCGTTAGCACCCCATCCTTGTAATGATGAACCTTCATATAACTTAACCTCAGAGATTTCGTTATAGTGGCCTTGTTTGTTCTGTTTTATAGTAACAAATACAATAGAGTGCTCACTAATAAGACCATCCTCTACCATAAGTAGGAAATCACGACCTAAAGTATGACGACCAGCCTTACTTTCATAGTAAAGACCTTTGTTGTTTTCCTCTAATGTTAAGATTTTGCCTACCGATTTAGTAGCATCGTGGTCTAATAAGTGGCGAACACGTTGGAAATTCTCATTAATAGTTTTAGCGAAAGCACCCTTGCGGATAACATCACCATCACTATCCATGTTGTCAAAAGAAGAGAAGTACCCTGTAACAATACCTTTTTTAGTATCTACATCGGTAATCCCTTGGCTTAAATTTTTGTATAGTAACATATCTATTTGTCTATTTGTTTCAATTTGTTAATAGCCCATTCAATTCCTTCAGTCCCACCCCAAGCATCCCACATCAATCCACCACATCCTTCTTCGTATGGAACATCTTTATGTTGTTGGTGTCTTTTAAAGCTCGCCATTCTTGCAATAGTATCTCTTGAAATAGATTCTCTATTTGCTAATTGGTTCGCTCTTTGCTTTCCAACTGGAGTACCACATTCGCCCCATCCGTTTTTTTCAGCAAACGCTAAAGCTCTTTTAGCATTATCTGTAGCAGATTGTGGATAGTCATTGTATGATTCAGCCTTTTCGGATACTCTTTTAGCTAAGGCCTTTAAAAATCTTGCAACAAAGCTCATTGCAAATGCGTTTTCGTTACCTTTTAAGTTTTGCTCCTTAAATACACGAAGACCTGTTTTAAATACTTCTTCTAATTTAGCAACCGTTACTTTATTCTTTGGATACTTCTTGTTATGTGCAGAAGCCATAGACTCAAACTGAGCCATAGGTTTTTCATCCTGAATAGGATTGCTTGACTTTTCAGATTTAGCATATTCAGCTTCTACGGCAGCTATACCAGCAGCTTGTTCAACAGCATCCAAATTCATTTTGTCAATAGGAGTAACCTGAATACTAACGTAAATACTATCCATTAGTGGATCAGGGTTTCTACCATAGCCCATTTCTTCAAGTTTTTGATTAGGCGTAAGCCACCAAGCACGTTCAAGATACTGTATTTGTTCTTTCTTGTCTTCTTGCAGCTCAGGGAATACGCTTAAATCAAAATCAAGGAAATAATCTTTACCCTCAGACTTCTTATAAGGCTCTACAAGCCATTTATTCAAGTCATAACGAGCTGACGTAAGTTCAGGTAAAATAGCGTCGCTAATCAAGGCTTTACGGGCCTCGTACATGTTATTGTATGTCTTATTATCAGGGTCATTCAGTAATGCCGAGTTTACCTTGTAAACATTACAGATTTGACGAAGATTCATTTTTTGTGAGTCGATAATAGCCAAGTCAACAGGAGAAAGACCTAATTGTTGCCATCCAATCTTTGCAGACGTTACAATTATCTTACCAGAGTTATCAGGGCCACTATTTTCAGTTTGCCACTTGCGTTGTAGCTCATAGGCTTGTTCAGGAGTAATCCCATCCTCGCTATTATCATATAGGATACCCATAGCCCCTGTATTTTGAAACAACTTCATACTTGCAGTCTGTGCATCATTAGATTGTTGCATAACACGCAAAGCAGCACGAAGTGGAGATTGTCCGTAAAGGTGAGAGCCTTCAGTAGAATAATCTGGATTCCAATATTTAGAGTGCATTACCTTTTCAGCAGGTAAGTCTTGACTATCGTATTTAGTAGTTAAAGTGTAACCACTAACAGGGTCATAGCGACCATTACTTAAAATTCTAACTAAATGGGCAGGTAATATGTAAAGTTGTTTAAATTTACCAGCGTTAAGTCCACTACTTGCACCAACACCGTACATATACGAGTTACCAGTAATTAATTTAAACCCATAATAGTTATCCATAAACTCATAATATGACTGAAGGTCATTAGGGTTTAATAGAGTTTGAATTATTGGATGGGTACTTGAAACTTCCTCAAGAGCCTTAGTTCTTAGGTGAAGTGCCTCGGCAACATCAGATGCCTTAGATATATTAGACGTAAACGCCTTATATTTTTGAAAAGCTCTGTCATCTTTTACCTCATATAGAATAGGAGGGGCAGTTGCAGCCTTTCTTGTTATCAAATTTATTACAGAGTAGATGTCAGCATTATACTGATACCCCTTCTCTACATAAGTTTCGAATGTATCCTCACCCATTAGTGGAGCTTTGCCTAACTGATTAAAAATCATTTGAGCGTAAGCTGGGTCAATACCTTTTCGCACCATTATAGGTTGCTGTGGCTGTTTAGCCTTTAAAAAATCGAATAATCCCATTTATATAACGTACCATTTACGTTCCTTACCAAATCTTGTAAAA